GATGTTCCTCACGAACAAATTCCGGTAACTGACCACTAATCAGTAGCGATGTTGCTTGATCAGTCATTATGTATTAGTCTTTTTCTCAAGCGTTGTTAAAATAGAAAGCGGATCATCAGTATCAATCGTAACAATTGTATCTCTTGTTGATTGAATAATACCTTTTTCTGATTGTATAGTCAATCGTACTAAGCCATCTGACGAATCAACCGTTGTAAAGTTAATATCGTTGATGTTTACAATTCCATTATCATAGTCAATTGTGCCAGCATTTGAATTAATAATTTGTCTTTGTGCCAAGTTATCAAAATAAATTGTTCTTAATGTTCCTGTTCTGCCATCAATTACGGCAACAGCTTCAGCGCCATACCCACTGCCACCAGTTATTGTAACAATGGCTCTTGTGTAATCAACACCACGATTAGTAATTTTAATGCTTTGTATTTTACTATTTACAATAACAGCTTCAGCTGTTGCATTTGTTCCGTCACCACTAATTGTAACTGTTGGTGCGGTTACATATCCTATACCAGAATTTGTAACTTGGATTTCTGAAATGCCTGTAAAAGATTGTGGAGTTTCTTCAAAGAAAGCAATTCTACTAACTCCGGTAACATCAAAAACCGTAAAGGGTGTTGATGTTAATTTGTTAGTGGTTGTTCCTCTGAATAGAGGTAAATTAAATTCAACTATGTAACTAGCAGATGATCCTAATTTTGGTTGAAATCTTTTCTGCACACGAACTGATGTTTCTGAACCTACAATAGAATTACCATTTGTAGCATCAATAATTTCTTGTAATTTAGATTGAATGAATGTTGAATTAAATTTATCTAAATTAGTTGTTTTATATAATACAATAGCTTGTTTAATATTATTTTTTATTGTTTGTTCATCAAGAGATGTTTTCTTTGTATTATATTGTACTGAATTTTCTAACAGTATATACAAAAACTGTGGGTCACGAATTTCTGCTTTAACGGAAACAATAGATTTTGGATTAATAATTTCTTCAATAATTCTTTGTTTTTCTGTTTCAGAAATAAAGTAATTTGTTTTAGGCTTCAAAGAGATATAAACTACACCAAATACTTTTGGCACATTATCTTCACCACCCCAAACCGATAAACTATCTACACTTGGATATTTACTCTTGATGTATGATTCATAATCTTTAATTGTAACAAGCCTATTTTGGGTTGCATATTGTGAAGCCGCAGAAAATTTAATAGAGTCTACAGACTCGTTAATTGAACCTCCGGCGGCAACATCAACAACATCTATAGTAAATGTGGAATATGTTCCAATATTTTCAGTACCGATAAAGGCATTAGCTTTGTTGGCAACATCACCTTTTGTAATTAAATAAGAAATGGTTACAAATGCACCATCAGGTAATTTTTTACCAACAACATCGTCACCAAAATAAATTTGATAGTTTCCGTTTCTGCCTTCTTGCAAAAAGAATACTTCACTATCAGCTGTAATCTCTAAAATGTCCTCTACTTTCGTATAAACACTGGCTGCGGTATTTGAAGAATTTGGTTGAACCGAAACTGTTATACTATCGGTATCTATTGTTGCATCTCTTAATACAAAAAGACCTTTTGGGTTATCAATTTCAGTATAAGAAAAAACATAATTAACCAAAGAACCTTCATAAATTTCTATATTTTCAAAGAAGAAAGCTGTTCCTGATTTTGTTACAGTATGATTTTCTAGTGTCGTAAAACTATATGAAGTACCATCAATCACATCAGATTGAAAAGTATAACCTTTTGGTATACTAAGTTCTTCAGGTGTTGTTGTGCCAGATTCAATGGTAACATTAATCACAGCTACAGGAGATGTATAAGAATATGGAGTATAATTCAACATCTTAGCATGAGACACTACCGAATCTCTTAGAATAGCAGTATCTAAGAATGATTCATTGGCAACCATATTAAGATAATATGCATTGTAGTGTGTATTGTAAGCCAACACATCAAGTAAAATGTTTAAACCAGCGCCTTCAAAATCGTAGTCTTGAAATTTATTTTGTTGTTTTAAAAATGTTTTTAGATTTGTCTTGATTTGATCAAAATCAAGTTCAGTAACTCGTAAACGGTTTGCCATTTTATCTTATCCGTTGCAGCAAAAATCTTATTGTTATTGGTTCTGTTCTATTAATAATATCAAACTGTAATAATATACCAAACGCATTCTGTTCTTCATTAGGAGTAACATCCAATGCTATTATTTTAGCTCTAGGTTCAAAGTTTTTAATGGTCTGTCGTATTTCTCTATCTAAATTTGATGCCGTAATATTATCAAGTGGTTCAAATAAAAGTCTACGAATATTGGAACCTAAATCTGGTTGAAATAAGCGCTCATAATGACTAGTCACCAATAGGTTCCGAACAGAATGAATAACAGCCTGTTCGTTTGTCCAAATATTAATATCTTTTCTGACAGGATGAATATTGAAATTCAAGTCCAGGTCGCTGTATTGCCTATTGATTATTGAGGATGCCATGTTCTATTTATGAGTTGATTCTTGACAATAATTTGTTGGTACCAATATAATTATTAGCTAAATATGTTTCAGTTTCACCCATTGAAGTAAATTGTCTTACTGTGCTTAATTCTCTTACAAAAGTTTTAGTATTTGTAAAAACAGTTTCATCGTGAGAAACACGAGCATTTATAAAGCCTGCTGTGTTTGCAAATTGTTCTTTAATTGCAATAACTTGACCCAAAGATAAACTTGAAGTAGCAATAAGATTACCATTAGCGTCAGTTGAAAAGGTGATGCTATTATTAACTAAAGCCGGATAAGTCTGAATGATAGTGTTTGCAACATTGATTTGTGGTCCAACAAAAAGACTCGTAAAAGAACCAAGAGTGGGTGCTGAATTTATAATACCATCAGTTTGATAAGTAATATATGCTGCCATTTTACCTAAACTAACAGCTGTTCTGAGAAAAGGTTTTGTTGCAGATATAGAGGTGCCTGCATCGGTAATATAATCACTATAATCTGTGACGCCAGACAATCTATCGGTGTGATCACTATAACTTGCACAGACTGTAGTTATATTTGCTATAGCTATATCAGCAAACAAGCTTGTAATTGTTCCTGTTGAACCCTGTAATCCATTAGCATTTGCACAGTATCCAATCACAGTATTTGCAGCGAGATAAATCATGTTTGCTGTTGGTCCAACACGATTTTCAAAGTATCCACCAACATCGTTATTAGCCATGTCACCTGATTGCCAATCAACTACAAATGGAGGCATGCTTTCCAAATGCTCTATTGTATTTGCTGATAATTCTAAAATATCATTATTAGGGTCATCAAAATTATAACCTAATTTGAAAAAAGTATTTGCCATAATATATTAAACTCCTAAAAAAGGAACAACCGTTAAACCTGTTGGACCCTTTGGCGTTGGATGAAAATGCGTGTTATAAAAAATGTCGTTAATTAAATCTGCACCAAGCACAGACGAAGAAATACCCATAAAAGCAGATCCAATAAATGCTGTTTTGAAAGCTGCAACTGGTGCTGTTACACTAACGGAAGCTAATACAGCACCAGGAACAGTTGCACCAACTGGCATTCCTACTGATACACCACCACTAGTAGTAAACCCCAATAAACCAGCAGAAACACCACCAGCTGCATCAACTCTACCGCTCAATCCAGTTAAATCTTGTGCAAACAAATTAAATGCTGTGAGATCACCGTCAACTCTTATATTTGAATTGAATATAAGTTCGCCACCTGCGCCTCCACCATCTAATAGAACAGAACCAGTGGGGTTGGAAGATGATAATTTAATATCTTCATCTGATGATATTTTTATATCTTTTTTAACACCTACTGTATAATTACCTTTTGTTGTTAAATTAAAATCTCCATCTACAACAAGGTTGTAATCTCCACCAACTTTCATATTACAATCACTATCAACTATAATATTACATACACCTTTAATTAACACATTTTTATTTTTGATGGTAATTTCATAACCATCACCAAAAACTTTATGCACCTCATCACCATTTGGATGCATATCAATAAAAGTGCCAACACGATGTTGTAATCTGATTCGTTCTTTTTCTGGTGTATCATCAAATTGCAAAGAATGACCAGATTCAGTTTGCGTTACATTATTATACGGAAAAACGCCGACAGTTGATTCTGGCTCCGTCCATTGATTGTTTTCACCAACGAATTCTGATTCTATTGTTGCCATAATTAAGGAGAACTCCTTTGTTGTTGTGGTGGAGGATTTGCTAATTGTACAGCTACAGAATTTGGTACAGTTTT